AGATGGTTATATCATAATCCAGAAGAACCAAAAAGACGAGAAACCGAAGCAACTGGACCAGCAGTTGGTCACTTTAAAGCAGATGATTATAGAAATAATAGAAGATGGAAAAATCATGCCGGAATTTACCCAGATGCGACTGAATTTTATGGTGAACCAAGAGTTGTTTGGGCACATAATGATGGTAAAAAATTCAGAGTTATTAGATTTGGTAGAAGTGATGGTGTTAGATTTGATACTAAGCTTGCAGGTTGGGGTAATGGAAGAAGAGGTCCATTTACTCTTGCTGTTGTTGCTAGAAATCTTAGAGGTAATGGTCGTCTTATTGATGGTACTACCAATAACTGTCTTCACGGATGGTGGGGAGGAAGAGTTGGTGTTGTCCATCATGGACACTGGGCTACTCATGATAACATGGGATGGCAAAAGAACACACAAAGTTATAACTTCCATTGTGTTATGGCAAATAGTGATGGTTTAGTTTATGTTGATGGTGAATTTAGAAGCAAATGGCAAAGAAAATCTTATGCTCCAAAACAATGGACTGTTAATTGCGGACAATACGCAAAAGGGGAATGGACTACTAGTGAAGTTGCTGAAATGATTTTCTGGAATAATGCGATGACACATAAAGATATGCAAAAAGAATGTAGAAGATTAACTCAAAAATATAAAATCAGATATTGGGCAAGATATGCTTGGGTTCATACTCCAGGTGACTATCTTCATATGAGAAAAGTAAAAGTATTTGGTTCTGATGGAACTAAAAGAGAACGATTAGTTTCTGAAAATAAACCATGTACTGGTTCAAGAAATGGATGGGGAGGAAATCATAATAGAGTCGTTCAAAGAAATTGGCCAGGTGATTATGCTAACCATACTCATAAAAGTGGTTGGTGGCAAGTTGATTTGAAAAAGGAATTCTGTATTGATAGAGTTGAAATTTGGAATAGAAGACACGATGGTGAACATGGACATTGGCAAACAGTTGGTAGTTGTTGTAGAGGAAGATTTGGTAATGCTTATATTAGACTTAAAGATCAAAGAGGAAGAATTGTTTGGGAAAGAAGAGCTGGTCCAGATTACTGGCATGTTTGGACTCCCGGTAGAGAAACTCGTCTTGCTTGGGATATTATGGGTATGTTCCAAGATGGTAGAAAACTTCGTATTAAATCTTGCTGGGGTAATTATGTCCGTATGCATACAAGTCATGGACATCATGGAAGATGGAGAAGAAATCATGGACATGATGGTGGAAGAATTAATACCAAATATCATCTTGTTGATCGTGGTGGTGCTGGACATTGGGAAATCTTCCAAGTTAAGAGATTACCACAATACGGACATCACTGTATCGCATTATATGGTGTTCATGGAAGATTCCTTAGAGCAAGAAATGATAAAAAGACAATCGATCAATCAGGACATAGAGGACACTGGACTAAATTCCCTAATGGATGGGTTTGGGAAAGATTTTTCGTTCATCATGTTCGTGGTCAATATTTCGGTCTCAAAACAGTTTGGGGAACTTGGTTGTCCGCTCATAGAAACGGTCATATGGTTCAATCTCCAACAAGACATATGATTGACTTAAAACAATGGAGATGGGAAAGATTTTCAGCACAATGGTTACATTCAAATCATGTTCATCATCGGGAAACAGGTAGAAATGCTTTTAGAGGTAAAAGACCTGTAATTCTCTATGAACATCCTAATTATAAAGGAAGATCACAAGGTTGGACTATTGGTCATCACCGTTCAGTCCATTGGATGAATGATAAAGAAAGTTCAATTAGAGTTATGCCAGGATATCATTGCTGGATTTATGAACATGGAAATTACAGAGGAAGAAAAGCAAGAATTAGTGGAAATACTAATTATCATCAACTTAAAAAACTTGGTTTTAATGATAAGATTTCATCTCTTAGAGTTTATAGAAATGATGGACTTTCGTAAATGTTTAGTAAAATTTAATTTTTGAAGTAACAATAAATTCTTTATCTATTATATAGTAGTATCAATGATAACACCATATAATGATTATACACATACAAACCGAATTGATTTAAATACAGAGAAAGGAAAACTTGCTAAAAGAATTTTAAGAAAACATACATCACATCCAGATAATATTCGTAAAATGTTAAAAAATGGAAATACAGGAAAAGTACGAACATATTTATCTAAAGCAGTTGAAGGTAATGTAAAAAAAATCATTATTTTAATAAATGAATTAAAACAAGAGGCAAAAGAAAGAGATGATATGTTACAGAAAATCAGTAGTACAGCTGATTTTAGTCAAGTTCATATAAACACAACATCTAATTCAGTTACAGATAATATTTGGAATGAAGTAATGGAAACTTTACATAAGACAGAAAAAGATCATAAACAAACATTATTAATTTTAGCAGATGAAATTTATAAAATAGGTGGGATAAAAAATAAAGTTCAAAGAAGTAATGCCATTATTGCGAATTTAGATAAAGAAGTTCGTCCAAAAACAATGGCGGAATTAATAAAAAAAAGAAATTTAAAAGTAAAATTACAAGATTTGCAAACTAGAGCAAAGGATATACAAAAATTAAACGAAGCAGTCCAACAAAATGATGAAATACTTGAAAAATTATATGAAATGTTAAAACCTCTAGCAAAAAAGCATAATATTCAAATTAATACAGAAGATAAAGAAAAATTTTCTAATAATTATAAAAGCATTTTTAAAAATGAAAAAAAAAATTAAAAAGTAATTAAGTAAGATCAAATATAACCTATTATGAATATTAATAATAAAATGTTAAAAACTATTTGTGAAAAAGTGTATAACGCTGTAAAAGATGATAATGGAAGGGTACATAAAGCACAATTTATAGAATTATTAGAAGAAAAAGGTATTTTACGAGATGATCCTCGTATTTCAGAATTCATTAATACTATTCAAAAGTTTCATGGAACTGTAGAAAAAAAAAATTTCGTGAATTGTATCGCAAAGAATATCTCCATTATTGAAAAGGCCTTCAGTAATGAATTTATTATCCATAATTTTGAAGAATTTACTGAAGATATTAGAGAAATTTATAATAAATGTTTAGATGAAAAAGGTGGTAATATAGCCACTTATATTCCTCAATTAGCAAAACAAGATCCAGAACATTTTGGAGTATCAGTTTGTACAATTGATGGACAACGATCACATTTTGGTAATACAGATGTTAATTTTTGTATTCAATCTTGTTCAAAACCGATTACCTACAGTTTAGCGTTAGAAGAACATGGAAAAGATAAAGTTCACAATCATGTTGGTCGAGAACCAAGTGGTTCTTCTTTTAATGCTTTAAAATTAAATGATAAAGGTCGTCCACATAATCCATTAATTAATTCAGGAGCAATTATGACTTGTTCTTTGATTAAACCAGAAGAAGAGGCTGCTGATCGTTTTGATTATGTTTTAAATATGTGGAAAAAATTAGCAGGAAATAAATCAATGGGATATAATAATTCTGTATATCTATCTGAAAGAATGACTGCTGATCGTAATTTTGCTCTTGCTTATTTTATGAACGAAAATAAGGCATTTCCAGATAAAACTAATATTGTCGAAGTATTAGAATTTTATTTTCAATGTTGTTCTTTAACTTTAGACACAAATATGATGTCAATTGTTGCTGCCACTCTTGCTAATGGAGGTGTTTGTCCAATTACAGGAGAACAAGTTTTAAAGGCAGAAACAGTAAAAAATGTATTATCAATGATGTATAGTTGTGGGATGTATGATTATAGTGGTGAATTTGCTTTTAAAATTGGTCTTCCAGCAAAATCGGGTGTTGCTGGTGGTATTTTTGTTGTTATTCCAAATGTAATGGGTGTTTGCTCATTTTCCCCTCGTCTAGATGATTTTGGAAATAGTCAAAGAGGTGTAAAGTTTTTTACTGAACTGACTAATAAATTTAATTTTCATCTTTTTGATAATATTGAAAATATTGATAATAATAAAAAAAATCCTAGAACAATTAAAGACCAAAATGAAGTTACAGTCGAAGAAATTATCAAATATTCAAGTTTAGGAGATCTAAGTGCTCTTAAAAGAGTAAATATTCATAATAATAGTGAGTTATGTAAAGGAGATTATGATAATAGAACACCTCTTCATTTAGCAGCATCTAATGGTCATTTAAATGTTGTTAAATATTTAATTGAAGAATGTGGTATTCATGATGTAAATCCAATTGATAGATGGGGTGGAACTCCTTATGATGATGCTTTACGTGAAAAACATAGTGAGGTCGCAGAATATTTAAAATCAATTGGTGGTGATAAGAAAAAATTAGAAAATAGTTTAGATTCAACTTTACCTTAAGTTTCAAATAATTTAGATATAGATTCACCAGTAATGATTCTTTTAATAACTTCTTTTATTAAATCAGAAATATCAAAAACTTCTAATTTACTTATTAATTTTTGATTTTTTTCTTGTGGAAGTGAATTACTTACAACCATTTTTGACATTTGAGAACAACCATTTATTCGTTTAGATGCTGGCCCTGATAATATTCCATGAGTAACTACACAAAGAACTTCCTTTGCCCCATTTTCTATTAACAATGAACAACATTTTGCTAGTGTTCCACCAGTATCACACATATCATCTAAAATAATAACAGTTTTTCCTTTTATTCTTTTTGGATCACCAACAATTATCATTGTATTAATTGTATTAGCAACTTCATAACTCCGATCTTTATGAATAAAAATTGTATTTAATTTCATACTTTTACCAAATTTTAAAGTTCTTTTGATTGCCCCAGCATCTGGTGCAGCTAATATATAATTATCTTGAATTTCCTGTAAATTATATTTTTTTAAAATATTTTCCTTAAAATATTTTACAACTAATGGCATTGAATATAAATTATCAACAGGGACATTAAAAAATCCTTGAATTTGTGGTGCGTGTAAATCCATTACAATAATTCTATCAATACCAGCATTTTCTAACATATTTGCAACTAATCTAGCAGTAATTGGTTCTCTTGGTCCTCCTTTTTTATCTTGTCTAGCATAAGGATAACAAGGCATCACTAAATTTATAGTTTTTGCCATTGATCTTTTACAAGCATCTATTGTAATTAATGTTTCCATTAAATAATCGTTTATACTATTATTTTCATCAGTATTATATGAACCAGTTTGAACTATAAAAATATCTTTATTTCGAATGCTTTCTAAAATTTCAATTCTTATCTCTGTATTACTAAATTTTTCTGTTATACATTTACATAATTGTACACCTAATTTCCCTGATATTTGTTTCGCCAATTCAGGATGTGATGTCCCAGAGATGATTTTAACATTATTCATACTTTATATAATTATAAAATGTTATGTATTACATAGTATTTTATTATTTAACTAAATTTGAATAATAATATTCTGTATTAATATATAAATGAATATAATTTTTAACCCTGACGCCAAGAATTAGAACACTCAACACAAGTAATAAAGTTTGTCATACCTTCATCAGCACTTCTAATTTGAACGGAAACATAAGTACATTTCTTCGATTTACATTTAGGACATTTAAATTGATCAGTTGTCGCTTGTAATGATAGGTCAACAACTTCTTTATCGAGTAATTCTTGTTTTTTAAGATATTCCCTCCATCTTTTAGGGTGTAAAGACACTGGTTTCATATTAACCAATTCATTTACAGAAATAGTACCAGATTTTACTTTATCTAATAGTTTTTTATTTTGAATATAATTACTATTAGTATTAAGGTTAGACATAATTGAATAAATTTTTGGTTTATAGATACGTAGAAAATTTATATTACTTAATTTAGGGTTCACACCTCTAAGAGATGCATTTTTTAAAGAATGTTTATAAATTTCATTCTCAATTTCATTACTTAATTTACTATCATTAACATATTTATTAATTAAATTAATACATTTTTCTCTAACGTCTTCATCAGTAATGACTTGAGTATTTTTAATGTTTTTTTTAGTGGCCATTTTTATTATTTATTCTTAATAATATTTATTCTATTTTAAAATTGAATTACTAATATTTTTTATAAAAACTTCAATGATTCAATTTAATTCTCAAGAAGAAATGGATGCTTTTCTGCGTAAAGTCGCAGAGCAGGAGCAACGTATTCGGGCTCAATATACACCTGAACAAATTGAAAAATTAAAAAAACAACAAGAGGATGCGTTAGATGCTATATTCTGGCATGATTTAAAGAAAAATTGTATGTATTTTGGTCTTTTTATTATAGGAGCAGAATTACTACGATGGATGCTTTCTCGTAATAATTCCAAAAAAAGTAAATAAATTATTAATACGATTTAAATATGTATGTTTATCTCTAACAAAATCCATAAGTTCATGTATTTTGTTTATATCATAATTATTCTCTAACCAATATTGAGCATCATGAAATAATTTAGTTGGACATGGATTAAAAATTATTTTTTCATGAAATAATTCATAAACAACTTTTGAATTTGTAAAACCCATTTTACCATAACTAATATTTTTAAAGATACGACAAGGTATATAACCTTCTATACATTGACTTTTTCTTTGAATTGCTGGTGCTATATAAGATTTTTGAATAAGTCTTATATTTTCTTTTATTGATACTTTTTTTAATCCTGTATAACCACCCATATGAATAAAATTTATCTTGTTTCTTAAACAAGCAATTCGAAATGGTTTCCATTCATCTACAACTGTACCTACTAAATATTCAACTTTTCCATCTGATTTTTCCAGATTATTTTTAATTTGATTAATTTGATGAGGTAATAAATCAGTTGCCCAAGGAAAATATAGAGTATATGTTTGTAAATCATAATATACATAATCTTCTAATTTTGTTTTATTTTCAACAAATTTTGTTTTATAAACTTGTATATTAATAACATTCCCTTTTTTTGCTAATGGTTCAAATTTTTTATCTTTCCAAGTTCCTGCATTACTCTTATAATATGCTTTACCAGGATCTACAAACGAGTTATGTAAGATATATTTACAATCGTATCTAATTGGGATATTTTTACAGACTTGATGTTCAGTTAAAAATAGCACATTTTCAAAATTAATATTACTTATATCATCATTATCATCTAACCATAGTACATTATATTTCAAATGTGTAAATGCTATATTAAATGCTTGATGTATATATGAATGTGTATGAGAATGTAATTTATGTCCCCAAATAATTATTTTATTAAAATTCATTATTTATATTAGAATAATTATTAATTTTTAATTCAGTTATATTAATTTTTAATTTAAGCTGGAGAAAGTGGCATATAAGAAGATGGACCACCAATCATGTAAAGAGCAAACCATCCGCAGAAAATACTGAAAACGATTGGAGGTGCTGCAATATTTGCGTTTGTCATTTTCATAACTTTCATAATAGCAGCATTAAGTAAGATTAAGATAATTGGTAAAGTACCAACTACGACTGGAACAATAATGCTTAATTTACCTTTAAGTTTATTTTTAATTTTTGGAACAGTTCCAATAACTGCTCCTGCTGCCGCAAAAACAATAAGATGTATAAAAATAGTAGCGAATGCTGCTCCAAGAGTTTTTGGGTAATCAGTAAGTGCTTTTGGGTGAAAAATAGTACTTTTGAAAAATTCAGCAATTAATGCAAGTTGAAGTCCTGTTTGGAAAAAGGATTTTATTTTTTCTACAACCATCATAGTGTTATTATAATATATATATATATTGAGATATAATTTTCGATAAACAATTAAACAAAAACTATATTTAAATTAAAAATTTATTCAGAATATGAGATAATAAAAATAGTTTTTTATAACTAATTGAATTAGAAATATCTAATGGTTCTATTTGGTCACAATAATTTTGTAATCTTATTAAGAATACATGAAAATGTGTATTATAATCTTTTAAATCTCTAAAATTAATAGTTGTTATTATTCTACGTACTAGAAAATATTTCACAATTTTTTCTTGAAGTTCTTCTAATGGTGTATATATATTCGAAACATATGACGACATATCATAAATAATATTAAAATGCCTCCAACACATTGAACAAAAATTGGAGGATTTATTACAGTCTTCATTTAGACAAATTCCATAAAATATTTTGCGATTATTTGATAAACAATCGATTGTCAAAGGTCTCGAATAGTTAATTATAATATTGATAATATCAGTTGGTATTATCATATAAATTATGACAATTTTTTTATTCCCATAAATAATTTATGTTTATGTTCTAGTAATCTCTTATAACATTTTGATACAGTAACATCACTTACAGATAATTTTTCTTTCAATTGCATTTTAGTTATTTTTAATCCAAACACAACAATTACTAGATAAAGAACACCAGCAGCGATTGATGGTGGGGTATTATCTTTAACTATACCTAATCTTTGTGCTCGGTCGGCAATTACTAAAGCAACTTTTTCTAAAGCAGATTGAATATTTAATTTACAACAATATCTAGTAACAAACTCTTTTGCCCCAGATACATTAACATTGATTTGTATATCTTTTTTCATTTCAATTTCTACAAATTTTTTCAAACCTTTTGTTACATCAGTTGGACTTATACTAAACATCTTCGCAATTTCTGAAGAAGAACGAGGTACTCCATTATTTTTACATGCAACAAATAGACAAGCTGCTTTAATTCCTTCTCTAACAGTACCTCTAGTTAAAATACCTTCAATTGATTCTTCTTTTGAACTTAACATTTTATAATACATCTTTGCTTCATCTTTTATCTTAGAAACTAAATCCGTATTTTGAGTTTTTATATTAATATCTTCAAAAACGTGCCAAAGACTTCGTTCATCTGAAGGCATCGCATTCCATGAATGAAGCCTTTGTAATGAACCATATTTATTTCCTCCAATATAAGTACCCATTGATGATTTTGGTAGTAATGGATTAATTGGTATTCCACATCTTGTTGGATCTAATCCTTTAGTATCATTTGATCCATACCATCTCCATTCCGCATTATTTTCTAATATATGTGATAAAACAAAACCACATTCTTTACATATAATATATCCATTACTATGATCGGAATATATACGTGTATGTTCAGAACAATTACTACATTTTTTAATATTTTCTTGACTATTAAAATCAGTTTGTAATTTCCCCTTTTTTAATGAGTTTTTATCGTGATAATCTTCTAATTTGTTAAAATATTCTTCTATTTTATCTTCATTCATATTAAATAAAAATATTGATTAATAATAAAATCTTAAATTCACTTTTAATATTTACTTTATATAATTGATAGAGATAATTTAGAGATATCATAATTATCAATGTTTATTGAATTTACCATCCTGAATTTAAATGATGACATTTCATTAAAATCTTTAAGAAATTTCGTAAATTCAAAAACAACATTTGATATTACATTACCGTAAATTTTTATTTCATAACTAATATATCTATCTCTATGACCAATTACTAAAATTTCAAAAGAAACATTTTTTTTTATAAATCTTGTTTTTCTAATTTTTCTAATATCATGATATTCTGTAATTGGTGGAAAAATCTCAGTTGGAATTTTATTTGTTCGATAAAGAGAAACGCGAATATCCATTTCATCTATACTTTCATTTTTTATAGTATTATAACTAAAAATTTTATCTTTTTTACACCAATGATCACCATGTTCATTTATAATTAATTGTAAATCATTATAATAATAATGTTTACAGTTATTTTGAATAATTTTATCCCATTTTAATGAATGAAAATGACCTAACATTTTAACATAATTTTCCTCACCAATATCCAATTTTACACAATTTTTATCAATAATTTCACATATCTGAAAACAATAATTATTAAATTTATCATAATTGTTTTTAGAATTTGTTTGTTTAGCCAATTTTGAAGGCAAAAAATTTGATATACTATCTTGCATTGTATATTCTTTATTATTATTTTATGTTTATTTCAATTTTAATTCATTTATTTAATCAGAAACAGGTTTTATTATATATGATACAAGATATTCCATTAATATATCTATAATTGTTCTCGTTAATTCGTCGTTAATTGCTAAACCTCCAGTATATATCATTTCACTGATAAATGATTCACAAAAAATCATACTAATTAAGCAACTTAAACCTATATAATTTCTTAAATTATTTATACGCCATTGTTTAAAAAATGATTTGAGATATATTACATAAACCAATAGTACTGTTACAATATAATATCCCCACTTATTTTGAAATACTTCTGGATTGAATATTAATATTTTTAGTGTAGATGATGCTTGATAATCAAGTAATTTTTGAAATATAATTTTAAAAATAGATGTTATTGGACTAATTTTCTTTTGATTTAAAATAAAACTCCAAATAGTTTTTCTAATTAATATTATTATTATTTGAAACAATACTATCAGTATAATATGTAATAAATGTAAATTAATGAAATTACTTTTTGCTGTATTTAAAATAATAATCATAATTAATAAAGTGAATGTTATCGCTGTTTGCCACTTCTTTTTTATACCTGTTTTAAAAGCATTAAAAAAATATTGTAGAAAACTGAAAAAATCATTATTCATTTCATTTAAACAAGCACTTACATTAAAATTTCCTAAATCATTTAAAACTAATTCACAATTATCTTCAAAACTTCTTTCGAAAATTTTATTCTCTGTTAGAATATGTTGCGTTAATTGGAAATATTCCATTATATATAATTAAAATTGATATAATATAATAAAAATATAAATTTAACAAAATATATAATAATTAAAATGGATAAAAAAATATTTGGAACGACAATATACATAGATAAAATTACAGTTAATACAATATATGGCAAATTTATCGGTTATACATATCAAGATTTAATTCATAAAGGATATGTAATCGCATTAACATATGGTGATATTAAGAGTAATACATTATATACTCGAATTCATTCCTCATGTGTTACATCAGAAACGTTACGTAGTCAAGATTGCGATTGCGTCCAGCAATTATATGGTGCTTTTAAGAAAATAAGTGAAAAGGGAAATGGAATATTATTTTATTTAATACAAGAAGGTCGTGGATGTGGTTTTGTAGGAAAATCAAGAGATAGAATGTATGTCCAATTTAGTGATGATAAAATAAGCACTTTTGATGCTTATAGAATGATGGGTATGAAAAAAGATTATCGTAATTATTCAAGTATAAAAGATATTTGTCATATGTTAGGAATTAATCCTAATTTTATTTTATTAACAAATAATCCTGATAAAGTAAATGGTTTATTGAAATTAGGTTTAAACGTGAATAATACAGAAACAATTGAATATATACCAAATCCTTTTAATAGAAATTATTTATTATCAAAACAAAAAACAGGCCATGTTTTATCTAAATTAAATGAACTTATTGGCACATTTGATTTAGAACATAAATGTGAACCCTTTGAACCATATCATTTAAAAAATTGTACTAGATACGTCCATGTTTCTTCATATTATTTACCAATTAAACCTATTAAGAATCGGATTATTTTAAATAAAACTGAATATAAAGATTTTATAACTAAGTTAGGAAAGACCTATCCATTCGTGGATCTTCCTAATGATAAGATATTAGTGGAAGTAACAGATGAAATTTTAAGTGATTTTCCAGAATTAGCAACTAAACCGTATTGGTTTAAAGTTAATTGTTTTTATGATATTGCTACAAATAATGATGTTTTAATTCTTGAATATGGTGATACTACAAAGAATCCTATAGTCAGAATTCATTCTGAATCTTTATTAAATCGATTTCCATTAACGGAACAAGAAAATAAAGAAAAATATAAACAATCTATTAATTTAATAATGGGACATGGTTCTGGTGTAATAATCTTATTTTATGATGATGGAAAAGGTTCTGGTTTTGGTGGACTTGTATTAACAACTAATCAAAATAGAAAAGATACTGGTATTCAAAAAGATAGTCGAGATTATAGAGGTGTATCTAGATTATTAAAAGAATTTATTAATCCAAATAGTATAATACTATTATATTCCTGTATATTATCTCAAGAATTTTCAAGACAACAATTAGAAAAGATTAATATTAAGATTGATAAATATATTTATATTGGACGTGGTAAATCCGGAACAGGTGATGATATTATAAAAGAAAGAATCGTCGATACACTAAATTATATTAATAAGATTAATGAAAATATGATTGGAACAATTGAAAATAAAGATAAAATGGTCAAACATTTAACACATGATAATGTATATTTTACTGGAATTGGTACATCTGAATCACATGCTAAATATTTAATGTATTTAATTAAAAAATGTCCTTTAATTAAAACTAAAAATTTAGAATTTATTCCATTAATTGAATTTTATGAAAGTTCAAAACATTATGATGGAAATTTAGTTATATTTAGTCAAGGATTATCACCAAATACTCATGCTGTATTCGAAAAATTTAATAATAAATCAATCCTATTATTTACTGCGACTACATTAAATAATAAAAATGTTATTAAAACTGGTATTATAAAAAAATTATTAAAAGATGAATCAAATACGATTATTAATTTTCCAGTAGAAGATGAATATACGACATTAATTCGTATTATTGGACCATTATGTGGATATTTATATACATATAAGTTTATAATGGATATATTAGATTTAAAAATGGATGATGAAACTTTAAATCATTTACATAAAATTTATATTAATAATTCAATATGGCTTCCGAATGAAAAATTTACACATTCATTAGTCAAAAATAAAAGAATATGTATTCTATGTGATAGTGAATCAAAAAATTATTTATATAATATTAAATGTAAATTTATTGAAGGTGTTTTCTTTAAAAGTGTAATTTTATGTGATTATTTCGAATTTGTTCATGGAACATATCAAAATTTAGAGTATAATAGAAAACAAGGGATAGATACAGATATTATTATTTTCAAAGGAAAAAGAAAAGATATTATTTCAAAATTAGAAGTAATGTTAAAACAATATAATGTATGGACTTTAGAAAATGATTTACCAGATGGATTAAAAATAATTCATTATGAAATAGCATTAAATTACTTAATTTCTCAGTTAATTAGTCGTTTAAATATTGATCAAATAAATTGGGAAGGAAAAAAAATGGGTAAATTAGTATATGAAGTCACAAATTAGTTTTATTATGTAGAATATGTTTGACTTAATTTAGCATCAGTAAGATTAGACATACTTTCTAGTTCTAATTCAGTAGTATCTTGATTAATAGTTTTTGGTGATAAATACATCCAATAATAATAACATCCTGCGAAAATAGCAGCAGAACTACAAAATAAACCAGCACCAAGAATAGTTAAGAAAGGTTTAAGTTTACTAGCTAATTTTTTAATAGTTTTTTTGATCATATCTTTTAATTTTTTAAAAACACTTTTTACTCCTTTACTAATTAATTTACTAAAAGTTTTTGCTATTTTTTTAAATACTTTAGCAACACCTTTAGCAACGGTTTTGAAAATAGTTTTGAGTTTTCCAAAAATTTTTCCGACCAATTTACCTGGACCATTTTTTTTCATAAATTTTTTTACATTAAAAAAACCAAAATGTTCTGTATTATTTTTTGTACTTTCAACAACAAATAATAAACCAATTATTACTGCAGTTGCGACAATATATGTTGTTGTATTATTATTATAGGAACATTGTGACATTTTAACTATCTATATATATTAATATTGAATATATTTTTTGATATTATATTCAATATAAATACGATTTATTAAATTAATTTTACATATTTTCAATAACCATTGGTACTTGTTGTTCTATCATTGGTGGTTGAGTCATCATTGGTGTTTGGGGATCTACTATATTTTCTTCTGTTTTAGGCATTTGTTCATAATATAAATACCCAGCACATGCCATTGAAGAAAAAAATGCTAGGAAAGCCACACTAACAAACATAATATGTTTTTTAATTGGTTTTGTAATTAATAGAACTAAATTTTTAGTTAATTTAGCAATAAATGTAAAAATAGCAACCATACCTTTCCATAACATTTTTCCAAAAGTACTTCCTACATTACGTAAAATTTTACCAGTAAAATCCTTAATTTTTTTTGGTAATGATTTAATAATTTTCCATAATTTTTTAAATGAATCAGTAATTTTTTTGACAACATTTTTAAAAGCATTAATAACTTTCATTGCTGCTTTTTTTACTTTATCTACCGCTTTTTTTACCGCTTTTTTTACTGCTCCTCCTACTTTTTTTGCTCCTTTTTTAACACTTCTTCCTACTTTTTTTGCTCCTCTTTTAACACCTCTCCAAGCCTTTCTAACAAAAGCAAAATGTTCAATTTCTCTTCGAACTTGTTTTGCATAAATTAAAGCAAATATAGCAACTAACGCAATAATAACTGTACTATTTTTTTCAAGAAACTTATACATTCTATATATAATAAAAAGATTATATATCTAGATTTAAATATAGATTCTGTTTTAAATAAAATTAAGTATTGTATTGTATTATAAAATATATAAAATGAAAATCCCAATTATAGATATCAGTGCTATTTTTACAAATGACTCAGAACAAATACAACAATTAGCAAATGAAGTCAAAATTACTATGGAAACTGTAGGTTTCTTTATGATAAAAGGTCATCAATTTAATTCCACTACAATGAATAGTTTATGGAAAGTTGCCAGAGATTTTTTCAATCAACCACTGGAAATAAAGTCTCTTATTAAAATGACATCTTCATACCCTTATGGATATGAAGCATCAGAAATATTATCTCAAACTTTTAATAATGAAAAAAGAAAACATCCTGATATGAAAGAAACATTCCAAGTATGTTTAAATTATTCTGAAAATAAATTACCAACTATTCCTAAAGGAATTGATATATCAATAACTAATTATTATGCTCAAATGAGTAATCTTGCTAGTAAAATTTTAGAAATTTTTGCTCTAGCATTAGAATTACCTAGAGATTGGTTTATTAATAAAATAAATAACCATCAAAGTGCTTTACGAATGTTAAATTATCCTCATGTTAGTGATTATGAAATTAATAAAATTAGATGTAGTCCTCATTCTGATTATGGTATAATAACAATTTTAAAACAAGATAATACCGGTGGATTACAAGTATTATCATCTAATAATCAATGGATTGATGCTACACCAGAAAAAGATTGTTTTGTAATTAATATAGGTGATTTATTTAAGCGATGGACGAATGATAAATGGAAATCAACAGTCCATAGAGTAGTTAATCCCGAGATTAAAGAGAATATCAATAATAGAAGACAATCCATAGCATTTTTTTTCAATGCGAATCCAGATTGTTTAGTAAGTACTTTTGATTCTTGTAAAATAAATGGAACTTCAAAATACGAAGATATTTTAGCAGGTGATTATTTATTAAATAAACATAATGCGAGTAAAATCAAAAATTAAAATTGAGATACATATTAATACAATAAGAAAATGAAGGACAAAATCTGGGGAACAACTTTATATATTGACGAGTCTAATATTCAAACAAGATATGGACAATTTAAAGCATATACATTTCAAAATCTGGTACATAAAGGATATATTATCGCATTAGCATTCGGTGATATAAATAATGAAGTATTATACACAAGAATACATTCATCTTGTATTACATCTGAAACCTTCCGCAGCCAAGATTGTGATTGTGTTCAGCAATTATATGGTGCTTTTAAAAAAATAAGCGAAAAAGGTAATGGAATATTATTTTATTTAATACAAGAAGGAAGAGGTTGTGGTTATGTTGGTAAATCTAGAGCATGTATGCATGTCCAATATAAAGAAGATAAAATTACAACATTTGATGCCTATGATATGTTAGGTATGAAAAAAGATTATAGAGATTACACAAGTGTAAAGGATATTTGTCATATATTAGGAATAAAACCAAAATTTATTTTAATGACAAATAATCCTGATAAAATTAATGGATTAACAGATTTAGGATTTGAAATTATAAAAACAGAAGCAATTGAATTTAAACCAAATCCTTTTAATCAAGATTATTTAATATCAAAAGCTCAAACTGGTCATGTATTATATGAAGCAAGAACAAAACTACAGAAATATGAATTAGATTTAGAAAAATGTAAACCATTTACACCATATCATTTAGAAAAATGTAAAAGATTTATTCATATTGCTTCTTATTATTTACCTATTAAACCAATTAATAATAAAATTATTTTATCAGAAGAACGTTTTACTAATTTAAAAAATTCTATCAATATGGAAGTTAATTGTGATATTTCTCATACAAAAGTTCCAGGGGATAAATTTTTAATTAAAGCAACTGATAAATTAATAGAAGAATTTCCTAGTTTGCTTTGTAAACCATATTGGTTTAAAATGAACTGTTTTTTTGATATTTCTACTCATAAAGACGTTCTTATTTTACAATATGGTGATTGTAAAATAAATCCGATAGTAAGAATTCATTCTGAATCTTTATTTGATCGTTTCCCAATATTAGATCGGGAAAATAGAGATAAATATAAAAAATCAATCCAAATGATGATAAGTCATGGTTCTGGAATGATAATTCATTTTTATGATGATGGAAGGGGTTCAGGTGTTGGTGGTGCTATTATTAATAAAAAATATGGTAGAACAATTACTGGAATACGAAAAGATAGTCGAGATTATAGAGGAGTATCACTTTTAATAAAAGAATTTGTGAACCCAAAAAAAGTAATTTTACTATATGCTAGTGAAAAATCTCAACAATTATCAACTCAAGAATTTTCAAAAGCAGGAATCAAAATAGAAAAATTAATTCATTTATGGTAATTA